TCATTTTTCGGCTCCGTTCTGCCACCTGAGAAGATAGCGCTTTATCCTTTCAAGCCCGTTTGTTACCAGCGTGAATATGAAGCATATTACGAACAGCGCCGCAAAGGACTTATCATAGCTGGCCCAGCCGGTCTGCCAAGTCATGTACCAGCCAAGGCCGGATTTTACGCCCAGCATCTCGGCAATCATTATTGCCACGCAGGATGAGCTCATGGCCTGCGTGCAGCCCTGAAGAATGGAGGGCATTGCATGGGGAATGGCAACGTGCAGCACAAGCTGCCTGTTCGTTGCGCCCAGCGTGCGCGCGGCCTCGAAATATTCCTTGCCCACGTTTGAAATGCCCGTGAGAGAGGCCACCGTTACCGCGAACCATGAACCGAGGGCTATTATGAACACCGCCCCACCGAAAAGGGACGTTGCAACTACCATTATGATAGGTATCCATGTGGAGGTGGGGATAGGCCCCAAGAACTTGATTATTGGATCCAGCCAATAGCGCGCCTTTTTGGAATATCCGCAGGCTATGCCGGTTATAAGCCCCAGCGTAACGCCTATGGAATAGCCTATGAAAAGCAGCTTCAATGTATTGAGCGTGCAGTCCGCAAGCATTTTATAGTCAACGAGGAATGCGTTGATTATATAGTTCATGCAGGGCACGAACGGCTGCGTAAGCGTGCCGGTTTTCAGCGTAAGGTAATCATATACGGCTAAAAATATGAACAGCGCGGCATAGCGCGGCGCCTTGTAGCGCAGCTTTTCATAGAGCTGCTTTTCGCCCCGCGCCCGCCTTATGAGGGACACTATGAAGCACACAAGATAGATGCACATGGCCGCGCCAAGCACCCAAACGTAGCTCCAGGGCTTTGAATTGCGGCTGTTGTTCGGCAGTATCACGTATTCCGCCATCGCTATGCACCCGCACAGCAGCGGCAGTATCATTATTATTGCCTCCGCGGTTTTCTGCGCGGGAGTTTTTTCCTTTTCTTCCAGCTCTTTTAGCTGGCGGCGGGTCAGGCCGCTGAGCAGCGCAACGTCTGCGTTCCGCTCGCTTTTAACCTTACTTTCAGGCATTTATAGCCCACGCCCCCTTCTGTCGTAATCAAACATTTTAATTATATTGGCGGCGTTGGTTTAGTCAAATTGGACTTATTGATTAAGAGGAAGTATTATTGATTGTGCCGATAAATAAAAAGAAATGCCTACAAAACGCAAGGTAATGAAGTAAGGTGCAGTAAAAAAAGCACCCAGCCGATGCTGAGTGCTTTATGTGGTAGCGGCGATTGGACTCGAACCAATGACACTCCGGGTATGAACCGAATGCTCTAGCCAACTGAGCTACGCCGCCGTATTCAGTTGCGTCC